GCAAACGTGCCTTGCTGGAAGCCTGAAAGCAGCGGGATTCCTTGGGAATCCTTCACTTTATAGAGCTTGCCGTGTGTGGCACGATTCATGACCCAACTCAGGTTGGAACTGTAGGATTCCTTGAAGGAAAAGAACAGGTCAGCCAAGTTGTCGTAAATCTTGGCATTGTCTACACCGAGGCTTGCCGATGTGCCTGATAGCTGGGTCCCGATTCCGGTATTAGCTAGAATCGCTTCACAGGAATCAGAAAGCGTGGTCGCCGAAAAGACTTCCTTATCAATTCGGTTCGCGAACAATTTGCTCGATTCTTGTTGCAGGTAAGCCGACATTCCGGGCGCATCTTGGAAGAAGTCAGCCGAGATGTCCTGTACCATCGTGCCGGTCTTGGCAGTGACGGTGAGCTGTGTAAATGGCCCGGTGTCGATCGCCGTAGCGGTTGGTGATTCGCCTTTTGTTGGCCGATTGTTAGTGCCGATTGTACCTACCAAACCTCCGTCAGTATTGGCGTCGGTATTTTTCGGGAACGTGACACTCGAAACGTTGGTCGAAATCACACGGCAGAGTTGCAACGCTTTGGGCGTTACAGAGCGTTGTGTGATCATGTCGAACCGGAAGTCAGGAGCCACAGCATTGGAACCGTTTGTGGACGATGCTAGCGTCATCGCCTTGGAGAAAGGAATAAAGAATTCATTCCAGCCAAGGTTCCTGTCGCCACCCTTGCCGTATCGTTCGAGCATGTCGCGATGGTTGCGGCTCTTGACTCGATCGACGTTGCCACGGGCCTCCAGAAGTCCTTCGAACGCCTTGCTGTAATCGCGAGACGACACCGCTTCGGTATCTGACAGGCTGGCAAGGTCGCCACCGTCAATCACCTGACCACTGCGACGGTCAATTGTGGCCGCCTTGTAGGTTGGCTGTGGGCGTTGTGGCTTGGCTGACAGGCTTTCGATCATGGCGTTGGCGTTTTCAACAGCCTTTACCAGATAGTATTCCTTGTCACAGGCTTCAAGCCGATCGTTGGCGGCTTGCAGGTCGGCAGATTTCTCGGCCCGAACATCGTCAGGAGCGGCCAAAATTTCATCACGCAATGCAATCACATTTGATGCGAGTGCGATGCGGTCCTCAGCGATGGATGCCGCTGAGCGGATTTCAGATGCAGATGCAATACTCATATCAGAACCTTTCGTTTACCGCTTGGCGGCGGTCAATATCGAGTCAGCCAATTCCGCCTGGCGAAACAGTTTCGCCAGGAGTTTGGCATCCACCACCGGGGTCGGTGTTTCATCGTCGGAGTGTGCTTTGACACTGATAATCGAGGCGTCTGAGTTGGCCGGGATCGGCACCACCGAGACTTCGATAATTTCCGACACTTCTTTGATCAGGTTCGCACCCTTTTCGGCGAGCCTGATTTGAGTTGTATTTGGCTTGTATCCGTACCGGTCCCAAAGCTCTGAGACCTGCTTTTTGCTCAATCGTTCCGGCTGTTTCGCCAGAAATGAAATTGACATCTTACGAACCGCTTTTTCGCGGAGCAAAGTGCGGATATCCTGACCGGCTTTTGTGGCTGAAAATGTGACATCCACTTTCAAACCGGACCGGTCTTCAGTCGCATCATTGAGCGTGCCGATTACAGCAGAGGTTTTGTTTTCGTGGTCAGACAGGACCAGTCCACCTGAGTCCATAAAGTCTTGAATTGACTTCTGGAAAGCCCCCGGCAAAATGATATCGCCTTGTCGGTCGATATTTAAAAAGCGGGCGGCATAGCCCACAAACCCGCCTGTGTCGCTTGTCTTGATGCCGGAATCAGTCGATTTAGTGATCATGTATCAGCCTCCAATATCCGGCCCGTCTTGGTGAACGATTTTGCGTTGCCGATTGCAACCGATAAGTAACCGCCCTGATCAGCCGTTTCATAGTCCGCTTCGGATGGTCTCAGGTAGCCGTTTTCACCTGGTCTGGCAGGCGGTTTCAATTCCTTGGGCATTTCATCGTCGAATACCTCTAACAGACTGCACCGGCAGCCGGGATGAAACGGAGGGAACTTCAGGTCTTTGTAGGTCTTGTTATTGCCGTTCGATCCGAATGTCCCACCCTTGGGGATAATCGGGCACAGCCGATAAATCATGTGACACATGGGGCAGGCGTCACCCGAGACGAGTAACTCCCATCCGGCCACGAAATCAAGGCTTTCGGCGGCTTTAACCAGACCGGTGTTATAAGCCCTCGCTGATTCTGTGATCGCAATGCGTCTCGCTCGCCAGCGTGCATTGTCCTTAATCCAAGTGCTGATTCGGTCAGTCAGTTCGCCAGCCGTTTCGCCGGATTCGATAGACGCTGCGATATCCAGCCGCATGCCTTCCAATGTGCGGAGCGTGTCGTTAGTGAACTGCTCAATGGTCTCGTTACAGAGGTCCAGAACAGCCTCGCGAGCGGCTTGGAGCACCTCAGGAGCACGGACTAGCCATTGATCGGCATCTTGTTGATCCAGCGACACCAGCAGTGACCGGCCTGACTGGTCGATCCATGCCTCGATGACAGGGATGAATTTGCCAGCCATATCCAGTGGAGCCGTGAACGGATCGGCTTCCTTTTTCCGATCGTAAATCGCCAGCCACGGTCTTGCTACGTTGTTGCCCAGTTCCGTCAGGATGCGGCGGGCAATACGCTCCAACTCCGTGCCGCTTGGCATGGCATTGAGCCGACTTCGGGGTGTTTTGCGTTTCATTAAATTATTGCAGGTGTTCTGTCGGTTGAATCAAGCGTGGTTGCAACGACCGAATAAGCATCCCACCCCCATCCGCCCAGGTTCTTTTCACTGATCCAGCAATAGCCTTTTTGGCCCCACTTTTCGGACCACGAATTTTGCATCAGGATCGCCCATTCACCGTTCGCCAATCGTTTCATTCCCATACCGCCCGTGACGGCGTGATTGTGCGTTCCAGCGTGGTTCATGGGCCTGCCGTAGCTATCCAGTGAATTGAAATTGCCGTTGACCGGCACGCTGAAATTGAACGGCTGGCGAAGTTGCGAAGCGATGCAAAGATCCTTGAATGTTTCGAGCTTGTAACCGATTTCGATTCGGAATCGTGCCGCATCTTGCCGTGCTGACTGGGTGATCAGGCTTGGACTGATAGCGCCCCAAGGCATTAATGGTTCTTCGCACGTGCCGGTTGATTGGAGTAAGGCGAGGGCGTCGGTAATGGATGATCCGACATCGCGACCACGACACAGAATCGCGTAAGGCATCCAGCCCGAAAGCGGTCGATACGGTTGACCTGAGATGTATCTTGCCCATTCCAGCGATGTGGCTGCGGCGTGGCCGTTGCAAGCACCCTTGCCGTTTTGGTCTTTAACTTTGATCGGCGAGCTTAGTCGTAGATCGAAGTCTTTCCAGTCGGACACGGGGATATCCGGCAGGTTGCCCATCGTGGCGAGCATGTTGCCGCTGGTGCTTGGTTTGTTGCCAAGGCCCCGCCACTCACCATCGGGAGTCGGCCAATAGTAGATCACTTGATCGCCTCCAAGATCGCCATGATGTCGGCAAGATTGGCGGGTCGGATCACTTTGACCAGCTTGCCGTTGGCGTCCTGCAAGATGACGCACGGTGTGCCGGTGGCCTGTAGTGACGACCGGAATCCAAGCGTGTCAATGTCGGCCTCTGTCGAGAGGTAAGAACGGTAGTTGATCGCCTTGCGCTCTACTTCGCTCCTGAGGGCGGAATCAGTCCGCCACGCTGCTTGATCAGGGTTGTCTGTATCAACGATCACAGATAACCACTTGACGCCCGTGATGGTGTCAGGGGTCGGTATTGGGATTGGTCGTGGTTGTGGTGTTGGTCGCGGTGCGATATCGCCGGATCGGATTATCAACACTGTGCCGGACTGCTTGCCCACCAGGTAGGTGTTGCCACCATCGGTGATCGCCCAAGATGGTTCGGACATGGCTGGCAGGGAGGTTGCCACCATGTCAGCACCGTGAGCGGATGCACCGATCATAAGTAATCCGGCCAGAAATCGTCGCATTATTCCCCCTTGTATACCGAGTGCATCTGTGCCTTCTGACCGTCAATCAATTCGACGAGTTCGTCGGCGGAAATCGTGCCCGGCTCGCCAGAGTCGAGAGTGTCGGCTATCCTGCGAAGAAGTGCTGGCAACACTGACTGGATCAGCGGCACGGCTATCAGCTTGATGATCGGCCAAAGGAGAACGAATGGGATCACGGGGAACCCCATTTTATTTCGCTCGTCAGCTGCGTTTGGTGTCATTTGCATTTTCCGCCATAGCAACCGATTGCAATTGGACGGTGAAAGATGTTCGGAAAACGCCATCGTGCAAGGCGTGGAGCAATCACATTGGGATCTGACCACAAGCCCCGGCTGTCTGTCTTGGCCTGTGTCTGAGCGGATTGTAATTCTTTATCGCGTTTGGCGTATTGTTCGTACCAGTGAGCAGCAACGAACACGACTGGTGCAACTTGCGTGCTGTTGATGACAGTCACGGTGGTGGCAGTCACCGAGGATTGCACGGTAGGTGGACACTGACCGTTTTGACACGCTTGAGCGGTCACGAAAAAGAGTTCTGCGAGCATGTGTTGAACCTTGTATCTAAGGGTATTAAGGGATGTTCCCGAAACAGATTTCGGGAACATCGCGAAGTCAGTCAGGGCGTGTCGTCTGCGTCCGAAAGGTCTTCGGATTGCATGTTTTGCCCGATCTGTTTTAATTTAAACTCCATCTGGAGTTTCTCGCGTTTCAATGCAATCGTGTCGCCACGATGCCTGATGAGTGCTTTGGCCTGTATCCAGCCAACATAACCAGCGATGACGCCGGGGATGGCCGATATGATCACGTGCATGGTCGTTACCTCCGGTGGTGCAACAGCCTCAGCGAGACTGTAACCGGAATATAAGAACCAAAACGGGATTGCGATAACAGTTCCATCCCAGATACTTGTTGTCGGCGCCGGTTGCATGGGTGTTAGCTCAGCGAGGGTGGGAGTTTATCGCCTGAAGCGAGGTACCGGGCAAGCTGTGCGGCAGCGAATGTAATTGCAATTCCCAGCGGTGCGATTACGTCCACGATCTTGGGCAGATCCGATTGGATTACGCCCACGGCTGTAATAGCCCCCACAATAGCAGCACGGATGATTGTTGAACGTGCTTGGTCAAGGTTGACCTGACCTAAAACATCTTTAATCACTGTTTTTCACCTTTCGTTTGCGGCTTCTTCTTGCGAAACTCCCACGGTGCAATCACCGAAGGATCTGACCACAAGCCCCGGCTGGGTGTCTTGGCGTGTGTCTGAGCGGATTGTAATTCTTTATCGCGTTTGGCGTATTGCTCGGACCGATGGGCAGCACCGATTTCAACCATTTTTGTGTTGATATCGGTGCCGTCGCATTTGATTCGAGCGACGGTACGACCGTAAGTCTTGGCATTTGTTTCTGTAATCACTGTCACCTTCTTGCCGTAAACGAGTTGCGACAGCATAGCACGACTCGTAAAGCCGTAAGGCTGAGAGCCCTTGTCATACTTGGTTTCGACCCGTTTTCCGTTCACGGTTTTGGTGCTGACTTTGATTTCAGGTGCGTCGATTCCATATAGACGGATTTCGATCTTATCCGGTGACCCCGACACCGTGACTTTAATCGTGTCGCCATCATGCACGTCGGTGACGGTGGCGTCGTATGGCGGTGGGGCGAAGGCGAGTATGAGCGTGGCGAGCGTGGCTAAGATCATTCTGGAATGGCTTTCTGAATTAGTAAAAGGTCGGATACATCGATCCAGGCCGTTTGCTCTCGCATGGACAAAAGAGGCCAGTCGAGATCAAGAGCCGCGCGAACCGTTTCGGCATCGCTGGAATCGTCGTTTCCAGCCAATTGCAGATCATGGAGCTTCAGCAGGGATAAAAGGCA